ATTCCCCCTTATTGCTTTTAATCATTTTTAAATAGCTGTCAGGATCAACTCGCATGATGTCTGACATTAACTTTAATCCTATATTGCGCTGTCCCTCAAGGAAAAAAGTTTCACTAGACCCTGTAAAGCTTGATTTAAATACTCCGCACTTCTCTAGCATGTTCCAAATAAATCTTCGACCTTGGTCTGATGCGAGTAAAAACTTAAGATCATTATCCTCGGTATCTTGTTTGAATTTGTTTTTCTCTCTATCGATCTTGATCTGATTCTCATCAGCTGCGTTCTTAACTTTACTCATAATCGTCTAGGCCTTCGTCTAAATAATATTGGATATGGAAAACTATCTGTATCAATAGGAGGTACTGTCCCAGTAACTGGAGGCCAATAAGTAGATTTAAAATATACTGGCGCAAAAAAACCTTTTGGAAACATTAAGACTCGCTTACGTCATAAGTTATAGATGTACGATTTCCGTTTGAATCCACGGTAGCAACAATTCTATCTTTGTCATCAACAATATTTCTAAACGTAATGGTTGTTGTCTCTGCGCCGCTGACTTTGCCAGCAACAGATGAAAGAACTAGACGAAGGGCTTCGCGCAAAGAGTAACCTGTTTCGATATCTTGATTGTCTAAGAGCTCTGCAGTTAATCCCTCAGGACTTAATGGCGTTGCGCCTCCAGCTTCGGCAATCATAAATGCAAGTGCTGTATTAATAGCATTAGAAGATAACAGCATTGTAGTAGTAGCTTGGACAGGAATAATCCCACCAAGAATTGCACTGCTAGAAATTACAATAAACCCACTTGCATCTGCTGATACACCAGCAGACAAATTTGCATTTGAAACTGCTATTGCAAAAGATGCAGATCCTATAAGAGCAATAATTTGATCAGCCTGAGCGTTTGTTAAAGTTAAAACTAAAAACGCAGAGGCCGTCATGTTTAAACCCATTTTTGCGTCGGCATTTGATTTAACAAGACTTAATATCGCTGGATTATAGGACGACATTGCGCCACCAACATTAGGAAGAACCCAGCTGACAGGTGCTAAATATCCATATGGCGTGCCAGATATTTGTCCATATTTAGAAAGTCTATTTTTTAAACTTGCTGGAGGGGAGTAATTGAACGCAGTCATAGACGTTGCAGTACCTGCAAATGTCCTAATCGATGTTCTATTTAATAGAGTGTAGTTCCCTATTAAAGCCAAAGCTTACCCCCAAGCCGATTCAATGTGACCAATAAATGTAGTGCTCGCTGCAGTCGTGCTACCTGCCACATAAATTAAACCAAGAACAGCTCCGTCTACAATTTGCTCAAGACTTGGCATCATGTTAACAAAATCTCGCTCATAGTAAATGTTGGCAGCTGGCAAAGGAAGCATAGCTAGCTCTTTGTACAGGTACATATGATAATAAGTACCGGCAGTACCAGTCGCTGCAGATAATTGAATCGACTGAATCGACCTAATACCTGCATCATTATTTGCTAATGGAAGTGGGAAATAATTTGAAGCTGCCACACCCGAATGAGTGATATGCCCTTGAATTGCCGATGAAGTACAAGCAACGGTGACTGGCATTTGACGAGATCCAGTGCCGCCTGAATTCGTGTAAGTCATCGCAACGTTGTGTGCTACTGCCCCGACAGTTGTTGGCGCTGCATTTGATATCACATAACCAGTTCCACCTGAGGCCATAAAGGCCCGAACACCTGCTCCGGTTGTGTATCTGGTAAGTGTATTTGTATTACTGCAAGTTTGAGCAAGCGCAGAGTTGGCATCGATATAAGGATATGATCCAAGTAAATCAACTAAATAAAATTGACCTATACCTGTCGCTGCAGTTGTCATAAGACCCATGTTTAAAAGTGATTTTAAATCAGTAGAAACTGAGCCACCGTGAAACAATGCTGGCGAATTTGCCGTAGTAAACGGCTGAAACATTGGCGTAATAGTGCCAGAAGATGATCCCCATTCAACGACAGAAATGTTCGATACTGAAAACACACCTGTACTAACAGATGCTTGCAACACAAAGCCAGCTGTTGATGATGCTGTTATTACCTCAACAAAAGTCCCTATTGCCGCTCGGACAGTTCCCGTAGCACCGCCAAGTGTGAAATTAACATTCGAAGATGTCCATGCAGAAATCGTATATTGAACACGATAAAAACGACCTGCAACAATACCTATATTTAAAGAATCAGCCGTTAGAGTTGTCGCGGTACCAGATGTCTTAGCAAAAGTATTAGCTGTTGCTGCCCATCCTGTACCATTTGGAGTCCAGTTAAATAAACTAACTGGAGCAAATGAATTTATAAGATGCTCACCTGGTCCCATTCGATCAGGAGATCCAGGCAATATAGATAAATCATAAGCACGGCCTGCAGTATATGCAGTTGTGATACCAGTAACTTTGTTTATCTGCGATCTAAACTTTTTACCATTCGTTGTAATCTCATTTATTAAATCATCTGTACCTGAAAAACCTGGCATATTAACCCCACGTTGTTTGAATGTTACCGTAAATTGGAGCCGATGCGATTGAAGCATTCGGCAATACTAAGAAAGAAAGATAAGCACCGTCTGGAATAATTGGCATATTTAAACCAGTATCAATTAAGAAATCTTTTTCTGCTGGTACATTGGCTTCTCTAATCGAAAGATTTCCTAAATCTTTACACAATACAAGAGCGAAGATCCCACCATTTGCACTTAGAAACGTAAACGATTGAACTGATCTTATTCCAGTATCGCCGTCTGCTAATGGAATAAACCAAGCGTTAGACATTGCTCCCGATGAAGCGCCACTAGATATTATTGTTCCTGCAGTTGTTGCAAGATTACTTCGGCATAACTTGCTCGTGCGGCCTGAAACCCCAGCTTGATTTGTGTATGTAATAAAAAACTCAGCGCCGCCAATGTATGTTCCTTGAGCTACGACATACGCATTAACGCCTACCCCAGTAGTTTCTCTGGTTAGAGAATTTGTATTATCAAAGACCTGCTCATCTGTAGAATCTCCATCAATAAATGGATAATACAAAAGTGAGTCTATAAATAATAAATTAACTGGAGCAACAGAACACATCGCAGTCACTCTCTTTAAATGCTTTTGGTCAGAAGAGACATTTGATCCATGCTGAATTCCCTCCCTAGCAAGTAAGTATTCAGCCTTGAGAGGAGTTGATGCGTAGAAGTTAGTTACTGGATGTCCCGACATATTTGAACCATCAAACCAAACTCCAGCTGTTGTGACTACAGTCGTTGTCTTACGAAAGGTCGAAGAGTGAGTCTGGCCACCTATCACAACTTTATTGCTGTAATCACTCAAGCTTATAAAACTCATTTTTTAATCTTCTTCATCTTTAATAAAAAGTTTTTTTAAATACTCAAACTTCGCAGTCTGAGCTTCGTCTAATGGAGTGCCCTCTTCAAGCTGAGCCAAGTACATCTTAAAAAGCTGTAAAGGTTTTGATTTCATTAGAGCCAGTTCTTCAGCCTGAGTCATCTATTAATCCAGAGTGAATGACAATGCATTCGCTGCGAACTGAGGCTGAACTCCAGTTGATACAGTGATCGATGAATTTAAAGCTGCTCGAACAATAATATTCCCAGCGCCTGATGCGGTATCAACAATTGAAGCATGAGTAATTATATTCGATCCAGATGTACAAGCTGCAAATTGCTCTAAGTTAGCGTTAGATACTGTGTTTCCAGATACCGTAAAGTCAGTCGCACGAGTTAAAACAACACGCGCATAACCTCCGTATGTCGCCTCAGATGTTACAGCTGTGCCTGCTTCACCTGGATCTGCTGTGTGAAGTGCAAGCCACAAGTTTGTGTTTCCATTCCAGCTTAATGCAGTGCCGACGAACACCTGATTTAAGACTGCTGTCTCTGCTGTATTACTAAATGACATATGCTTATCTCCTAACTAAAGTGATTATATTTATGCTAGTGCCAGATCCACCGCTAACACTTGGCCGAATGTATCTAGTTATTTCCATTACCTGTTCAATTTTTGCTGATGTCAACGCGATGTTATTACCTTGAGGATCTGTTAACAAAGACCAGTTAGTCCCATTATTTGATCCCTCAATATTAACAGTCGCACCGCCGAACGTGCCTGTAACTTGAATCGACCTATCAGCCCATCCTGTCATCTCTAATGGACGGCCAGTGTCGCCTGTCGTAAGTCCAGTCCATGTAATAATGCTTGCCCTGTCTCGCCATGTGTTCAGAGTTTCCACAGAGTAATCCACAACAGCCATTAGATACCTGCATTCGCAAGGCCTAGCATTGCTCCGAGCGCCTTATCTTCTGAGAGATCTGTCTGACTTAAATCCTTGGCCGTCTTTGCAGCTTGCATTTCCATTTGAGCTTGCTGCGCCATTTGTTGCTGTCTTGCTCTTTGAGATCTAATTTCAGCAACCTCTTCGTCTGTTCTAACAATAGAAGGAGGAAGCGAAATAGTATCCGCATAAACGTCAAGAATTTGATCTGTTTTAATCTTATCCAAAACCGAAGGATCAACCCCAGCGACTTGACCCGCAAAGCCTGTAAATCTCTCAATAGCAGAAACTCCCAAAAGCTTTTGAGCTTGAGCCATAATAGAAATGTACTCGACTTTTAAATCAATACCCTGAAGCTCTTGAGGCGGCGGCGGGATTAAACCTTGTTTTACATGAATATCAAAAACAATATCTGTCATGGGATCTAATAGATCTTGATTCAATTGCTCTAATACTGGTCCAAGAGCTAAGAGTTTCTCTTCATGCCGCTCTTCAATCTCTCTTGCTGTGATTTGCCTTCTATCTGTATTTGCAAGCATTAAAAACAAGTCCTCATAGAACGCTCGTTGAATTCGACTTCGAACTTGATTTTGCTTCATTTCCATTTCTTGAATTCTAAAGTTGAT